CAGAAGCAGATTCTCTTAAAAACGAGATAGAAAGTCTCAAAAAGAAAAATTATGAACTAATCGGCAAGATGCAGAAAAAGGAGCTTTTAGAAGTTCCCCCTGATTACGAAGCCCTCAAGGAGTTCAAACAAAATGCCGAACAATCCCGACTCGAGCAGGAAGGCAAATATGGAGAGGCCAAAACCGCTCTTGAAAAACAATACAGAGACAAATCAGGAGAAGACAAAAAACGAATCGAAGACCTCGAAACAAAAGTCCGAGAACTCGAACTCGTCAGCCCCGCAGTACAAGCCTTGGCGGAAATCGTACATGACCCAAATTTAGTCTTAAATAATTTTCTGCCTAAAGACAAAATAGAAGTTGACAATGGTGTGCCTGTCGTTGTTGACGGCTACGAAAGGACTCCCGTCTCTGACTGGGCTAAAGGGAAACTTCCTGATTATATTTTGAAGCAACCAAAACCACAGGGAGGAGGTGCGCCTGCAGGAAAAGCAACAGGAGGGGATTTGCCTGTCGGGATGAAAGAAAATCCATTCGAGAACGGCGGAAATGTAACTGAACAGATGAGATTATATAAGACAGACAAAGCACTTTATGACCGTTTATTAGCTCAATCGAAGACAAAACGCTAATATAATTAACAACAGGCGGAGCTATGCCGAGCCGACAGGGTTATGCCCATACCGTAAAACCATTTGGAAATTTAAGTTATGGCCACCGTAAGGTCGGACATCATAATTCCCGAGGTCTTTACGCCGTACGTTATTGAGCAAACAACACAGCGTGATGCCTTCTTGGCTTCCGGTGTGGTGCAGCCTATGAGCGAGCTTAATGCGACAGACGGCGGCGACTTCGTGAACGTCCCTTTCTGGAAAGCGAACCTTTCTGGAGATTTTGAAGTATTAACTGATAGCACTTCATTAACACCAAGCAAAATCCAAGCTGATAAGCAGATTGGCGTGATCCTTCATAGAGGTCGTGCTTGGGAATCAAGAGACTTAGCTGCTTTGGCTGCTGGTGCTGATCCTATGGCCGCTATTGGTCAGAAGGTTGGTGCTTATATAGCAAACCAAAGACAGAAAGATCTTCTTGCTGCTCTTGACGGCGTTTTCGGTTCAATCAATGCAAATGACAGCAACTCTGCTTTATTTGCAAACTGCATTGACTCTGAAAGTGGCGACACTCCAACAGGTCTAAGTCCTAAGCATGTTGCTAAGGCTAAGGCAATTCTTGGAGATGCTGGCGATCAGCTTTCTGCTGTTTGTATGCACTCAAAAGTTTATTACGATCTAGTCGAGCGCAAGCTTGTTGATTACGTCGTAGCTGGTGACACTGGTGCTGGTGCTACTGCATCTGGCGGATCAATTTCTCCTGCATACGCTCCCGGCAACAATACTGTTCCTACATATTGCGGCTTAAGAGTCATCGTTTCTGATGATGTTTCAACCACTGGATCTGGAGCTTCTACAGAATATTCAACATTCTTCTTCACACCCGGAGCGGTTGCATCTGGTGAGCAAGCTGGAATGACAATGGAGACAGATAGAGACATCCTTGCGAAATCAAACGCAATGGCTGTTGATCTTCATTACACATATCATCCTGTCGGTACAAAATGGGCCGTCACTACGACGAATCCTAATCGTACTGTCTTGGGAACAGTAGCCAACTGGTCGAAGGTCTACGAAACAAAGAACATCGGTATCGTGAGAGCGACCAATGTTTCTGCTCAGGATTAGAGGTAAATTATGACTTCTCAATTCGAAGTAACTGCTGGTAAGGGCATTGGCCCTACTACTGGCGGAACTGTTACTCAGGCGACCAACAAGACAACTGGAGTCACACTCAACACTGAGTCTGGCCAAATCACATTGAACAATGCTGCACTCGGTGACAGTGCGGAAGCAAAGTTCACAGTGACAAATGATCGTGTTGCTGCAACAGATGTTCCTTATGCCGTTCATGGCTCTGGTGGAACTGCTGGTGCTTACACCGTCAATGTTGCTGCTGTAGCGGCTGGTTCTTTTGACGTTTCTGTTGGAAATGTTTCCGGCGGTTCTTTAAGCCAAGCAATTGTCATTAACTTCGTACTCTTAAAGGGTGCTTCTAGCTAATGGGAATGTTCGCATTTAGGCGAGCGAAGGAAAGGGAGGCTGCCGAAAAGGTGGCCTCTATTCCTGTTTCTAAACCGAAACGAAAGCGTAAACCGAAATCTAAAGTATCTCCTGATGGCGATCACAATAGTGGAAACGATCGGAGCAGCTAACGCAAACTCTTATCTATCACTGACAGCAGCAGATAATATTATCGAAGGTCTTGTCGAAGACGAGGACGTAGCGGCATGGGCTTCTGCTACTGAGGATCAAAAGAACCGTGCGCTCTATACTGCTGCGGTAAGAATTGACAGAGAGAGATTCATCGGAGCGAAAGCTCTAGATACTCAGGCATTGCAATGGCCTCGCACCGGAGTCCGAAAGCCTGATACTTATATCAATACTTATTCTGTCGGATTTCCTTTCAGAGTCTCAACTGATTATTTTACTGAGACGGAAGTTCCGGATCAGATAACAAAAGCTCAAGCAATGTTGGCGGCTTATCTAAATAACAACAAAGCGGGGTTAGGTCTTTCGGGATTGGAAGATTATAGGCGTGTCGGAGTTGGAGGCGTAGCGGTTGAACCGACAACACAGGGACAAGTTGGTGCTGATCGTGTTCCACCAATGTATGAAAGAATGATGACAGGTCTTAGAATAAGTGGGCCGGGTAACGTAGCAATCAAACGGAGTTGAACCAATGAGCTTTCCAGCAGCACTCATTATTACAAACACAAGCGCACAGACAGGGCGTTTCGGCAAGATTCACGCATTAGAAGATGCGGTAATGACTCTTGTAAGTCCAAACGTAACGGAGAACGGATCTTCTACTATTTCAGCTATTCCTATCAAGGCTTCTTGTGAAATTGAAGGAATTTTTACCAGCATCACTTTGGCGAGTGGAACTGTTGTTGCTTACCGTGTCTAATGTCCTTTGATGCAGCGATAAAAAAAGTATTAGCGAAGGTCGCTGAGATCCCCGGAATCGGCACGTCTATTGTTTACAAGAGAATCATTAAAGGGTCTTACAATCTAACGAGTGGAGCTGTTAGGGAAAGCTCTAGCGACACGACTTTAAAAGGAGTCTTCGAGGATATTAATCTTCGAGAAGTTTCTGGAATGGTCGAAGCTGATGATCGAAAATGTACGATAGCGGCGGAGGCTATTTCGTTTACTCCTTCTATTACTGACCGGATAGTTGCGGGTGATGTCACCTATCAGATTGTTCGGGTAAAAATGGTCGAACAAGCTGGCACTAAAATTAGCTATGAGCTTTATTTAAGAGCATGACGGATCAAGTTCCTCTAGACGAAATCGGCTGGTATTGCGAAAAAAAAGTGGATCGCTTAGTCCGTGCTGTTGTTTTAGAAGGTGACAAATTAGTAAAAGAAGGAAGCCCTGTTGATACCGGACGGTTCGCTGTTAGTTGGCAAATCGGCGAAGATAAATCAGAAGGCTCTCCTGCTGGTGAAGGAAAATATGGCCCTGAAGGTGTCGGCACTGTTGTTCGTCCTCCTCGAGGTGTCAACCCCGGCAAAATAAATCACCATCACACTTATTACATTCACAATAATCTTCCTTACGCAGAGCCTCTCTGTTATCAAGGCCACTCGGACAAAGTGGATTCCAATTGGTTCGAGATGATTAACAAGGAACTTGGAAACATTTCAAAACAATTCTGGAACTCTATTCTTAAAAAGGATCTCTAATGGCTGCTGTTGACCTCAATACAATTAGATCTTCTATCGAGGAACGACTTCAGACGGAATTAAAGTCTGGAAGAGCTAGTCGAAATGGTATCCCTGTTATTTTTAATAACCTTGCTTATGTTCCTGAATCCAATACGACATGGTGTCAATGTCTTATTAGTTTCGGTTCCAGCAGTTACGAAACGCTAGGCGGGGCAACTGGTTCGACTAATTCTTTGGCTGGTATTGTCACTGTTAATATCTTCACAGCGAAAGCAAAAGGGGCCGGTGAAAATCTCGGAATAGCAAAAAGGATTAGAGATTTATACAATAGAATTATCCTTTCGGGTGTTAGGTTCGATCCTCCTATTGGCCCTCAAGTTCTCGATGTTTCTAGACCAGAAGGTTATTTCCAAACGCAAATTCGAGTATCCTTTGACGTGTACGAAGATCTCTAATGGAATTTACTGAAGAAATGCTGGACTCAATCGAAGCCGTAAAAGGTGTTCGAAATGTCAACTACTGGGATGGACGTTGCGAACAGCACTTTAAGCTGAAGCAAGAAAGTTTAAAGACAAAGAAAACCACTTCCGAAAACAAAACTGCATCTAGCAGTTAAAATTAAACAAACCTTCATTTTGAACTAATCATGGCAATTAGAGGTCAGGAAGGCTCAGTGAAATTCAAAAACAGTGCGGCTACTGCTCTCGCTGTTGCTGGAGTTCAAAACTGGAGCTTTACCGAAGAAAAGGAAACTCACGAGACAACTGCATTAGGTGCTACTGCTAAGACTTTTATTGGTGGCTTAACTTCTGGAAGTGGTTCTCTTGAGATGCTTTATGAAGCACCCGGAGCGGCTGCTGGAGCTGGTGAGATTATCGTTGAAGCTTTGACTGCTTCCGATCCTGCTGATGCAGCATTTGAGCTTTATTTAGATGGCACAAGAAAGATTACTTTCAGTGGCATTGTGACAAGTGTTGACTTTGGCGCAACAACAAACGAAGTTGAAACTTGCTCCATAAACTTCCAAGCTTCTGGCGCAATCACTAACTCCGTTACTAGCTAATTTCAATAACAAAGACTAGAATAATCTTAATATGATTAACTAGGCTTAATGGCAACCGCAAAAAAAAGAGCAATTGACATCTTGAACGATGCCTTTGACACCAATCAAAGGACTAAGTTCGAGATGGATATTGATGGAAAAAATACTTTTGATTTTTATTTCAGGCCAATTACTAGAGCTGATCGTCTTGAAGTCAATGGTCAAGGTGGAGGGGATGACGCAATAAAGATGACAACTTTAATGCTGATTAAGAAAGCCGAAAATGAAGATGGTACAAAATGTTTTTCTTTAGGAGATCTTGCTTCTTTAAGGCGTTTGCCTGAGAATATTTTAAATCAAATGGAACTGGCCCTGTTTGGCGTTGATAAAGATGGAAATCCTATTCAGCAACTTGAGCTTGAAGTAGCAAAAAAAGACTAGCGGAGGACAACTGGCTTAACTTTGAGTTTTTTCTGGCCTCCGAATTAGGAATGACGGTTAGTAGATTGCGAAGGGAATTAACTGAGAGAGAATTAATTTATTTTGCTGGATATTACGAACTAAAAGGAGAAAGAGAAGAAGCTGAATTAAAGAAAGCAAGACATAAAAAATAGCCTTCAGCCATGGGGTAACTGAAGGCTACTTTCCTCTACCGCT